GGTGGCATAGGTGTTGTGGCCCCTGGCCAATCAGCAGGCGCAGGCGGCTCCGGTATCGTCATCATAAAAATAAATCAATAAGAGGGTCTATGACAACAAAGGTATTTAGGTTTCTGGGGATTGATACGGCAATGCACTTGCTTCGTCCAGGTGCAAAGTGGGAAATCAGTAACAACGTCTTTACGAGATGGGATGATCCACGGCCATGCCCAAGCATAGAAGAAGTGTATTGGGTTATGGACAAGATCAAAGAGTTTGAGGACAGCATCCCAACGATCTACACAGACGAACAACTGAAAGAGATGGGCATAGCCAAAGAGGAATTTGAACGTGCAGTTGCATAACTTATTCCCTATTCCTGTAGGCTTTGCAGAGCTTGGTAGACCGCTGAGCGATGAGGAGTTGTTCTTCATCCGTGAATTGCCAACAAGACCCAACATGGGTAACACCACGTCTACAAACAACTTTGTACTGCGTGACCCTGCGCTAACGTCTCTGCGTTCGTTCATTGAAGATGCGGTATCGGATTACTTCAAAAGCACAGTCAATCCTAAGCACAACGTATCCCTACGCATCACACAAAGCTGGTGTAACTACTCGGAGCCTGGGCAATACCATCATAAACATGCTCACCCTAATAGTTACATCTCAGGTGTGTTTTACGTTCAGACGAACCCTAACGACAAGATCTACTTCTACAAAGATGGTTGGCAGCAGATCAAGTTTCCTCCTGAACAGTGGAACTCGTACAACTCTGAGTCTTGGTGGTTTGAGGCTTATGCAGGCAGGTTGATTCTGTTTCCTTCATCGCTAACCCATATGGTTCCGACTATTGAAGGCGATGACACTCGGATTTCACTATCGTTTAACACTTTCCCAGTTGGTGTTGTCGGGGAAGAAATGGACTTAACCGGATTAAAGCTGGAGGCGTAGATGAGTCATTTCGCAAAAATTGACGAAAACGGATTAGTGCTGCAAGTTGTCGTTGTTGATAACAAAGACACCGCAGATGCTTTTGGCGTAGAGAAAGAGCATATTGGCGCAGCGCATCTTGAGAAGATTCTTGGTGGCACTTGGAAGCAGACAAGCTACAACGGAAACATGCGTAAGAACTACGCAGGGATTGGTTACACCTACAGAGAAGACATTGACGCTTTTGTACCGCCTAAGCCTTTTGCTAGTTGGTTACTTAACGCTAACGCACAGTGGGAGGCTCCAGTAGCGATGCCTACAGACGGAAAGATGTACAGTTGGGACGAAGCAACCGTTAACTGGGTTGAGGTAAATAATGGCTAATGTCCTCAATGCTGCTGCTGCTGGAACCTCGATTACGTCTGACAACACAGACGTTCTTGAGATCAAGACAGCAGGTACAACAGCACTTACTATCTCATCCGCACAGGCTGCAACCTTTGCTAAACAGTTAGCACTAGCATCCACTTCATCTCAGATCGGTGCAAAGCTACAAGGTGTTGTTGAGACCATCACAGTCTCAGCAACAGCAGCGACAGGTACGATCAACTTTGACACAACAACCCAAGGTGTCCTGTACTACACAACGAATGCCTCTGGGAACTTCACAGTCAACTTTAGAGCCTCTTCTGGCACTTCACTGAATACTGCAATGGCTATAGGCGAAGTCTTAACCTGTGCCTTTCTAGTGACTAATGGAGGCACTGCTTACTACAACTCTGCTGTGCAGGTTGATGGTTCGTCAGTAACCCCTAAGTGGTTAGGTGGTACTGCTCCTTCTGCTGGTAATGCTAGTTCGATTGATGTGTATTCCTACTCCATTATTAAGACAGGATCGGCTACGTTTACGGTCTTGGCTTCTCAGTCTCGGTACGCATAATGCCGTTACTAGAAGCATTAGGAGGAGGGTCTGTTAGAGGATTTGGCCCAGGATCTGGTGCTAGAGGCCCATCTACCATTGGTGAGTTCTGGCAAGGTGGTTACTACGCAGGGAAGATAGCTTTTGGTGGCAACACTTACTATCTTTTAGTCTCCCCTAAAGCCTCTGGCCAAAACAGTGGTATTAACTACAAGACATCAGATACGTCTGACTCGTTGGGTTTATCGACTTACGACGGAGCGACGAACACAGCAGAACTAGACTCGGCGACTTATCCTGCTGCTCAGTGGTGTGCTGCACTAACAATAAATGGTTACTCAGACTGGTATCTACCTGCTCTTTATGAGCTAGAAATCTGTTACTACAACCTAAAGCCAACCACACAGTCTAATAGCACTTCCTACGGTACAAACTCCTATTCAGTGCCTTCTAGAGGTTCTAACTACACAACAGGAACTCCGGCACAGACTAGCGTTGCTGCATTCCAATCTGGCGGTTCAGAAGCATTTGCTACTAACTTGAGAACCTGGACATCAACCAATCCTGGTTCTGGTCTTACAACAGCCACTAGAATTGACTTCTTAGACGGCAGTCAGTTCAATAACGCTAAAACCCAATCCTTAATCGTAAGAGCTATTCGTAAAGTCGCTGTGTGAGGTCGTTATGTCTCCGGAACAGAAGTCAGATGTACTTACAGAAGTTGCAAAAGCCGCACCTCCTGTAGCCATAACAACCGCAGTTACTGTTGGCGGTCTGACACTAAACGAATGGGTAGCAGTTGCTACCTTGCTCTACATTGTGTTACAGTCCGGCTGGCTTGTCTGGAAATGGTTCCATGCCATAAAAGATAAGAAGAATGAAGCACAATCTTCCAATAGTTAAAGTAGTTTGGGAAGATGCCTGCCATGACACTCTGGGTTGGGGTGATAGCCCAGAGAAAGCCAAGGAATTTCAGGTTCCGCTTGTTGTCTCGATAGGTTTTTTGTTAGCAGAGACCAAGCAGGGCGTGAAAATTTGTCAGTCATTGACTGACGACGCAATTGCTCAGTCTCTAGTCATCCCGCGAAAGATGATCCAGAGCATAGAGCGCGGAGCTTGGCGTGAGAAAAAAGGCAGAAGATGAAGAGTTCATCAGGGTCTGGAAAGAACTAGGTAGCCCAACTAAGATTTCAGACCGCATAGGTCTTACTGTTCGCAATGTGTACGAACGACGAAGGGCAGTCGAGAAGAAATACAATATCCTTCTACCTACAAAAGACGCTCGTTTTACGCTACCTGAAAATCGCAAGCGAGCGACACTAGAAACTGAAGGTTATGTGATCGTATTCTCTGACGCTCACTTCATGCCTGGTGAGCCTTCTGCGGGGTTTAACGCCCTGCTTAAACTTATCAAGACCCTAAAGCCCAAAGCAATTATCGCAAATGGAGATATTCTTGACGGTGGGTCAATCTCTCGTTTTGGCCCTATGGACTGGTCTCCAGTCACAAGCCTACGCGACGAACTCGAAGCGGTGCAGTGGCATATGGATCAGATCGTCAAGGCTTGCAAAGGTCTAGGTACTTTCTTGCATCGGACTACAGGCAACCATGACATCCGGTTTGATCGAAGGCTAGCTGGCTCCGTTCCTGAGTTCAAAGGCATCCAAGGAACGACACTCAAGGATCATTTACCGGAGTGGTCTGTCAGTTGGTCGGTGATGGTCAATGACATCTGCATGGTCAAACATAGACTTCAGCATTCAGGCATCCACTCTGGCTACAACAACACCCTAAAAGCAGGTATCTCTACGGTCTCAGGGCATACCCATCTCTTAGAGGTCAAAGGATGGGGTGACTATCGAGGGCGTAGATACGGTGTGTCTACAGGGATGCTAGCCGATCCTGATGGCAGTCAGTTTTCTTACATCGAGGACAACCCTGTCCCCTGGTGTCAAGGCTTTGCTGTCTTGTGTTTCAGAGATGGTTTACTCTTGCCTCCAGAACTCGTCGAGGTTATCGAAGGGACTGCATACTTTAGAGGTCAAGCCGTTGGCTAACTTTGAACAAGCGTTTGACAAGATGATGGAGGACGAAGGAGGTTATGTCCTACATGAAGTTCAGGGAGACCGAGGAGGCCAGACTTATGCGGGTATTGCTCGCAAGATGCACCCAAAATGGGAGGGCTGGCAGCATATCGACTACCAGGAAACACCTCCGACGCAGTTAGTCCGAGACTTCTATAAAGAGAATTTCTGGAACAAGATCAAAGGCGATGACTTAACGCATGACGTTATAGCCTCGTCTCTCTTTAACTTTGCTGTCAATGCTGGCGTTCCCGTATCCATCAAACTTGCCCAGATATGCGTCAAAACGGCCCCAGATGGCGTTATTGGCCCTAAGACCATATCAGCACTCAACCAAGCCAATCCTGAGCTTTTTGTGGCTTATTACGCGCTAGCAAAGATCGCTCGTTATAGAGACATCGTGACGCGAGATAGAAGCCAAATGAAGTTCATGTTAGGTTGGATTAACAGGACGCTCAAGCTATGAACTTGCTCGGAATCTCTTCCATCGTTGATTCAGTCGGTAAGGTTATCGGAGACCTGCATACATCCGACAAAGAACGCATGGAGCTTGAGCTAGAAGCCAAGCGTATCGACCAAACAATAGACCTCGGTCAAATGGAAGTTAACAAGGTCGAGGCTGCTAATCAGAACATATTTGTTGCCGGTTGGAGACCTGCTATCGGCTGGGTTGGTGCTGGCGCGATGTTCTATCAGTTCCTTGCTTACCCGTTACTAGTCTGGGCGTGGACTTGGATGCAGGCAGAACAGATTGTCCCGCAAGATGTAAAGCCTCCTCCCATGTTAGATACCGACGCTCTGTGGGTTATTTTGAGCGGGATGCTTGGGATTGCCGGAATGAGGAGTTTTGAGAAGAGCCGCGGTGTTGCGCGGTAACTTCATCTCGCACCATTTGGCCTATCTTGTCACCATGTATCTTGTCGATCTTCTCGATGATGGGCAGTCGTTTGCTTTTAGCTAACTTTAAGATCATCTTCGCCCAGTCTTGAACGACAAACGGCAACGCTTTTTCATACGCTGCCGCTATCTCTTCAACATCAGACGACTTAACTTGCTTGATAAGGTTGATCCACGATGCCACGGATCGACCACTCCCGAAAAGCCTTATGTTTTGCCATTGTGTCTTGGCACTCGGTTGACGGAGGAATCCAGCCGTGTTCCCTCCAGATTTCCTCGACGGGTCTGAACTTTTCTGTCCTCGTCTGATTCTCGATTAACTCTTTCCAATTGCTCATAATAAGCCTTTCGGGAACGGATAGACCGCATCCTCGTGAGGAGTTCCTGGCCGTGGTGCATTGAAGAACCTCCGTTTCTCTAGTTCCGTAGGCTTCCAGAAACACTCCGGAGCCTCAGACTTGATGATGTGAATGACCCTCTCTAAGACCGGAGAGTCATCCGAAATGTTTGCAGGACGCTTTGCAAACGCCTTTTTCAGCATGGTTTGGTGGTGTACGCTCAACATATCAAAATGGCACTGAATCGTCGTCATCGACTTTGGTTGATCTTACTTCCTCTTTTGCCTGGAACTTTAAGCCCAGATACTTCCCGTCGGAACCCTCGTTAACCCACCCTGAGACCCAGTATTCAACACCGTTAATCATTGCTGAACCTCGGTAGTCTGGGTGTACATCCTTCTCTTTTTTCTTGTTCTTGCTGATTGATCCTGTTAGTTCTTTTGGCATAGCGATAACTCCATTTGATTAACTTCGTTGAGAAAGGCGACCAGATCAGCCTCGATCTTGGTTAGCTCTTCCGGCTTTGGCTCGTAACGAACGACGAATAACTGTAGATGTTCAGGAAGTCTTGGGTCGAACGAAACAAAGTCGCACCAAGTCCTACCTGTCACGAGCATTTGAGTAAGCATTTGTGGTTTGTATTTAGTGGGAACCTCCTTTGCTAAAAGATAGTCAACGTGAGTGTTTGAGTTCGGGCACTTGATCTCGATCAATCCCGACCCTGCAAAGCCATCAGGACTCGCTCCAAGCCACTTTATCGACTTGTGGGTATGAAACCCCGTCTGCTCAACGAAATGGCCTGTATGGACTTCGTAGGCTGCTCTGGCAACGGGTTCTTGTTCTGTACCCCATTGCATACTTGCGTTGGTGAATGAATCGCTTTGTAAGCCTGTCAGACGCTCTGTAACGAGTTGAATCTGGTAGTTACGGCGCGTAGCCGTACCAGGTTTCGCAAGCGCGTCTGAAGCTCTGCTAGCGGTTAGGTGGCCTAACCTTGCCTTAAACCAATCATCAGTTCTTTGTTCCATGTTAGTTCATCTTTGAAAATATTTCTGAAAATTGTGTGTGTGCGTTGTGTACAACGACTTTGAATGTCAACGAGATTTTTTTATGGTGCTTGTTAAGAAGCCAATCCTCAAACAATGCTTTAACGCCGTTATAAATTGCAGGCTCGGCTAAGGGTCTTAGAGTGACCAGTAGTTTTAGTTCATTCCCTACGGCATAAGCACCCCAAGCATCGTTCAGAAACTGTTGTTTGAATCCAGTTGTTTCATAGGTGTCTTGGAACTCAAACCATAAATCTTCCAGTTCCAATGATCTTTTGCCGCTTTTTTTCCGTAAGTTAGCCATGTTTTTTCTCCTTTGTCTGATTTTTATCCGTAAATTAGCTGTGTTTTTGCACCTTTAATATCCCTCGTTCGATCATTGCTTGCATTGTGTTGATATACGCCTGGTTCCAGAAGTCTCGGCGTTCTTCACGAGACATTTCTTTGCCTTGATCCAAGTATGAGTGGCATTTGAAACACAAAGATGCTACTAAAGCATCAGAGACCTTGATGCCCATTCCCTTGCCTTGATTTCTATGAGCAGCGACTACAGTTCCATCTTCACAGAAACATGATCCGCAAGGCATATTTCTACAAGCCTCAAGCAACTTTTTGTTTGAGTACATTGATCTTCCTTAAGTCAAGTTCAGCGTCCTTCATCTCGTCTGTCCAGACTAAGCCCTTCTCGATTGCGTACTGGAGAAGCTGCTCTACGAGATCCGAGAACTCAGACACGGTAAGCGAAGCGGTTGAAGGCTCAATCTCTTTTACGACACCTCCAGGAAGTTCAACGACACGAGAGGGTAGAAACCTTGTCTTAGCCCACTCGTGCCAGATGTCCTGCGTGTATTGCTGGCCCATTAGTTGTTCCGCACAAGCTGTCAGGATCGACCAATAAAACCGATTCTGAGCCGCTGTGCGTGGAGGTTTGGTAATAGTTACCATATAGCCTAGTTCAGTGGCTTCTATGGCCTCTATAACCCTCCTGCGGTCAGTCTCAGTCGTTAGTATTGATCTCATTTCTCAGATACCAGTTGTAGTTAGCTCGAAATGCTCGTCTCTCAAAGTCGGTGAACTTATCGTGACGCTCTGCGTACATGGCATTGACCATGCGTCTCTTGAATTCTTTGCTGTCAACGTCAAGCCACATCAGGTAATTGTCGAGCCCAGACTCGTAAAGGTCTCCGAATAAGAATCGGAGTGCGGTAATCGTTTCATCTGTTGGTCTAGTTTTATAGGGTGCTTTGCAAGCATCATCGACTGCCAGTTGGATGACAGACCAAAGCAGTTTCTTGCAGCGCTCTGTCTGAATCGAGTCCAGCAGTCCTTCTTCAAATGTGTTCAGGTTCATTTTCGTTTGTAGTAAAAGGCCCAGGATTTCCTGTAGAGTTTTTCTTTTGTTACCAACTTGCGAGCCTCCAGAGCACGAATCATCTTGAGTGCATTCTGTGGTGTGCAGCCGAACTTGTTAGCAAGATCGTTGAGAGACATCCAGTCGTCAAGTGCTGTCAAGTAAGCCGTTTGTGTTGGTGTTAGCGGTTTAGACTTGTTGAGCATCAACCGTCCAAACTTTTCCACCGACTTCAGGAACTCATCTCGGTGTGAGATGAGAACCCCTGATTGCTTGGCAATAGAGAGAATCTGACTCATTTGATCTCCGTCAGTTCTTTCTTGCGTTGTTCCTTAGCTGCGTCTATTTGTTTAATAGCCTCAGGGTCGTTCTTAAAGACCTTGTACGCTCCTGTAAATGCTGCTTTCAGATCATCAACTGTTTTGGCCTCTGAGAGCGTTTTTATGTGATCGTCTACGGAAGGCTTATCTTCATCTGGCAGATCCTCTCCAGCGTAGATGTACAGCCCGATACCGTGGAGACTGATAGCCTTAGCTAGACACCTTTGCATAGCTGTATTGACCTGGAAAGCGTCAGGGTTAGAGATAGCTTTGTTACGGTGATCCATGACAGGAAGTTGTGCAATGCGAGATACACCAAATGCTTTGACTTCACAAAACACCATCACCGTGTCGCCCCACATCTGATGGGGTTTGTACTCCCAAGTAGCCGTAGGATCGTGTTGCAACAATGTATCTACAGCCCATGCCCAAGAGAGGTAAGAAAGGCCGTTTTTCTTCTCGACTTTCTCGGTTACGTTGATCTTTCTAAGTTCGTTGAATTTCATGTTTGGCTCCGTTACTTTATGAACAGGTAGAGCAGTGTTCCGTAGCAAATCCCCAATAGCGCGCATAGTGCCCAATCACTCCTCGTTATCTTGTACTTGGTCAAGTTCGTACTCCTGTTGTTCCAACTGTTGTTGGTAGTCATTTTGTTCCCTCTCTCTGTCGTATTCGTAAAGTTTTCTGTCTAGCCATGCATCGTAGTCAACGCTCATACTTCACCTTCAACGGTTACTTCAACCTTGCTATTTTCGATAGCGTTTTTCAACGGCCACATTGCAAGGAAAGCCTCTGCTTGCAATGTTCCGACAAACTTTGGATCTTGAAACTG